AAGCTAGAGTACCCTCAGGTCTGAATAATTCCAATTCTTCAGACGGCAGTCCTAATATGCCGAGTGTCACCCTTAGCTCGTCTGACATTGCTAAGATGTCCGCAGACGAATATAAGATCAAATTACGTGATCCTCAATTCCGAAAACTGGTGGATGAACTTGATCGTCAAGCAGCCGCCAAGCGAGCCACTCGGAGCAATGCATAGGGATAGAAACATATGTCTTTTTCCCCCGCTGGCAACCAGCTATCAAACCTGCCTCAGTCCACGGTGAAGTATTATGACAAACGGTTCCGTGAGAACCTGAAGGCACAGACCCCGTTCGTCCGTTGCGCAGAGCGTCTTGATCTGCCGATGAAGAGCGGCAACCAGTACGAGATTATTTAACATGAATGTCTCGTAAGTCAAAGTCGCGCACGTTATTTGGTTCATGTACGTGCCGTTGGCCGCAAACGTCAATCAGACAACTGAAGGAACTGTTGGTTCCTCATTGTCCGTTAGCGTGCTGAATACGACTGCGACTATCGGTGAGTGAATTGCTTGCTCACTGTTTAAATTTGACTATATCCGTCAACATCTGGTAAAATCAGAAGAGACGGAGGAAAGACCACATCATGATAATGACACAGGATAAGACCAAACTCGCTATGGCAGCGATGGCGGTTGACTGCGAGGGTTGTATTTCAATCAGTCGGGTTTGTGCGGAAACAAAAATCGGCACGCCCTACTATAATTATAATCTCAAAATCTCGGTAGTCAACACGTCTCAGCGGTTGATGCGGTGGTTGGTCCGGTACTTTGGCGGCGATTTCTATGAAACATCGCTTGGTAAACTGGGTAAGAAACAGTGCTTCAAATGGTCTTGCTTAGGCGGACATAAGAAAGTCGAAGCGTTTCTACTTGGTATACTGCCTTACCTGTTAATTAAACGAGAGCAGGCTTTGACGGCTCTTGAATACGTCCGTATGACGGGTGTTGAAAACCCTGAACGGCGTTATCAACTGTGGGAGAAGATGAGAATCCTCCACCAGTATAATGAAGATGTGGAATCCCCAACGACTAATATGTCAAACATCGGCAGTAATGCCGTAAAGATAGAGTCTGAACTCATTGGTGACAATGAGAGCGAGTCTAGGGTGATCTAGACCTCCTAAACACAATTGACGCAGATTATGCCAATTTCAGTTCACTGAGTTTGGCTACCGCGATTGACTCCACCGTCGAGAACGTCGCGAAGGAAATGTCGTACCGGGTGGGCGAGTCTTTGAGCGCCCTTGTCCGTGCGACCTGCGACGGTGCATCCAGCATCGACGCTAGCGTGCTAGTTGAACTGGCTGCAACCAGCGCGTCGAGCTTCACTGCTCTGTCGTTGTCGCAGATCAGAAACTCCGTCCAGTCCATGGCTGGCCGCGCAATCCGTCCGTTCGACGAGGCATCGAAGGCTTTTGCTGGCGTCATTCACCCGTTTGCATTGGGCGATGTGATCGCTGACAACAGCAACGATTCACCTATCGACATCCTGAAGCACACCCCTGTGGGCCAAGCCCGCATGGATGAGCTGGTGTCGGTCGATCTGACTGAAGTTATCGAACTGCCGTCCACTGGCGTTCATTTCTTCCAGACCAACCTTGTCACGAAGACCATTAACTACAGTGGTGTGACAGGGCTGACCGCACTCCGTACTTACATCTTCGGTAAGGACGGCGTGTTCGCCATCAACCTCGGCGCACAGGGTGACACTTCCTACGGCGACGGTGAGTGGCAGAACATTAAGTGCAACGTGGTCCAAAATGCCGAGCCTACGGTCGCGGACCCCGAAGGTTTGATCCCTGGATATACAAAGTCTGTCCAGGTTATATCTGGTAAATTAAAAGTGATGTCTGCTGCTGCAGGACGCTAATTACTAGATAGACGTAGTATGTAAGATTTTTTGGGACTTCTTACAGGCTTCACTTCACTACGTCGCTCGGCCCTAAATGATAAGTATTGGGGCGAGTAATAAATCTTCTCTGATTGACTTGGAAGCTGAAATGGCTAACAGGGCGGAAGCCGCAAGGCACCGTGAGAGACTAAGTGAGAAGACACCGAAAGGTGATGCGATAGTCCGAACTGCACAGAATAGAAAATGTGCAGAGGTAGGCAGAAATGCCCTATCCCGTTAAAAGTAAACGAGTAACAATATTGGATACCACTATCAGGCAACGTCAGATCGATGCGGCTTCGGCCATATCGTAGTCGTTGAATTAATAACACGGGAAGTCATGATCCTGTGCGGGAGGGGTGCCCTAAACACCCCTCCATTCTTTTAGGGAGAATTATGAAAGCACATTCTGAAGAAGTACGTCAAAAGACTTTAGATTTATTGCGCCAACAACGTAGTCAACAGGAAATATCGGATCGAGTAGGAATTCCTATTGGAACGATAGAAGATTGGGCTGTTGAGTGGCGAAAGAACGGGATGCTCGTGGGGTATAAACGAGCAGGCATGGAGTTTATGCAACGTGCCAAACAAATGTCCAACGGCTATTATCCGTGTATCCGAAAAAGATACCGTGGTATGATTTGGACAGACCAATTAGAGAAACGCCAGTTTGGATTCTCAAATCCAACACAGGTGATTCACTATTACCTAAAGGATGGAAGACCCCGGCCCTGCGCCTATTGTGGGAGAATCCCGCCATATGGCAAGGTTTGGGGACTCGACCGAATTGATTCTTCTCTCGGTCACATTCCGGGTAATTTGGTTCCTTGTTGCAGTTCACATCACGAGAGTCCGCAGCTTTCTTGTCAGGGCAGCAAATCAAAATTTTCCTTGCTGAATTGGATGGAACGCTCGATGTCTCGGGCTAATGGTGGAATTGTTCCGTTTCGAGTAGTAGAGCGGCGGTTAGAGCGAATCTATACGCTGGCGAAAGAACTCGGCTCTTACGAGCCAGAAAAGGAATAGTTATGGCAAATCCCAATCCGCAACACAATCCGACTGATGGTCTGAACGTCGCGGCTTTTGTTCAAGTCACCGGCACCAACATCACCAACCCCAATGGTGGTGGCCTTACGGTCGCTAACGAAGCAACGTACCCCGGCACTGAAGTCGCCCCCGGCAACGGACAGGGCTACGGTGCAGTGGCAGGCGTGAGAGCGACCCCTCCGGGTACGTCTTACCCCGTCGCGCAGTATGCATTGCAACTTAGTCTCGGCGCTAAGACTTATCTTGGCACCGCTTATGCTGCAACGTGCCAGCTTGCAGTCCAGTTGAAGGACGTGGCAAACACGACCTACACTCCGGTCGGCTCCCCCGTTTACAAGTCGTATGGCAACCCCGGCACGGTTGGTCCTAATGGTAGGGCATATTCGAATTACTCGGACACTACGAGTACGAGTCCTGCTTATAGCGCTAACATCGCGTCGGTTAACTCGAATGGTTTGATTACCGGTCTAGCAATCGGTCAGTGCATCGTTGAAGTCCAATTCCCGACGTTTGATTTCAACGGCGCGATCACTTCGACTAACCCCGAAGGCGAGCCGACTCAGGCTTCTGGCGATCCCGTTATGATGATCTACGCACAGATCGTTGTCACGGTTGTAGCATAAAAGATTGCGGGTGAAATCCCCGCAGCGTGCTGTAAAGATTGAGAAGGGGCGGTAGAGTCACGGTCATGTCCGCCCCAACTCATTAGGAGGAGAGATGCTCAATAAATGGGAAAGTCGTTGGGCGCTCATCAGAACCGTCGCAGCGCTCATATCAGTCGCGCTACAGACGGCTGGATTGATTCTGGTGGTTCACTACAACCATCTTTTGTTTCACAAGTAACAAAACTCGGAGGAGATTATGAAGATTGAAGCAAAGTTTAGCCATGTCCTAGGATGGGTATGGCGTTGGGTTTTTGGCAAGGATGCTGAAGCATCAGAGTTGACACTGCGCGATTATCTCTATCGGCAACGTTCCAAGTACGCAAACGCTTTACAGTCAGGCGCAGTGCTTAAATCCCAAGACATAAGCCAGCGTAAGCACGAGGAGCGTTGCAATCACTGTAAGGGCGGTTACATAGACATTAAGACTGGTAAACTTTCTAATACAACGGATATTATTGGTCAGCAGATGTGCGTAATTAAGCATCAGATGGCTGATGGAAGTTGGTATATTAGGTGTATCCGTTGTGGCAAGACATGGAAGCCCGGCACACCGGGATATACTGAGGCGGTATTATTTCCGACAAGGAATATTTCGTCTGGCGCAATTCAGGTTCGATTTCTTAAGACGGACAAGCATGGCGTAACGACGGACGATACGGCCCGGTATCGAGCGGCAATTGCGAATAGTTAGGGGGAGAGTATGAACAAATCGGAGGAGTTCAATTCAAAGTTTGACGAAGTTGTCTGGGAGAATCTGAAGGTTTACAACAAAGATCAGGTCAATTGGGTGAAACTTAAACTTACAGGGGAGTATTCACAATATATTCAGGTATTTTCTACACGACCAGAGGGGGTTAATCTGATTACTGTCAGGGAGTATGCTGATTGGTTCAGTTTTGCGCAGGGCGTATCCTTAGAAGATGCCGCTATCAGAATTGCACAAATGTGCGCTTCCACATACAACGCATTGGTCGGGAACGCGATGCGAGAGTTTGGTGTTGGCGTCTATATCACCGATCTTTTTGACAATGTAAAATCCACCATTGTGATCAACGATGGTCCTACTTTTGCTGATCCAACAGCAGAAGTAAGGGGATGGGCGGCGTACAGATTTAAATTTGCGGCGGGACGATAGGAGGATTTATGGAGGAGAAAATGTACTCGCAGGGTGTTGTCGATGCCCTAGTCGAGTCAAACGAATTTCTGCAGGAAGAAGTATCCCGGTTGAGAAACAACAACAGGATGCTTCGCACGGTTATTAGTGCCCAGCGCAAGACAGCAACGGTCCTTCGTGACCAAGTCGCAATCGCAGCGGCCAATGACGAAGCGTTCAAGGAAATGTGTTCTGATGCACCGGTTGTTCAGGGCGAGAGTGGATTACTCGACGCTACTGATACAGTGGAATCTACCATCTAGAGGGTAGAGAAAGCGTAGTCGCCTTTGCGGACTGATCCCCGCAACCAGCGCCTATATCGAGCATCAAGAAAACATGGTGACCCCTTCTGGGGTTGTCGGCTAACAATTTCAGGAGGGGAGCCATGCCGTCTAATGCGGATTACATGCAGCGCTGGGAAGACAGCGCACCAACCCCGGTAGACAGTAATATGACGCCGGAAGAGATTCAGCGAGCGCAGGGTACGCGTAATAGTGACAAGCCGCGTTGGCAAACATACGACGAGGAGATGGATCGAGACCTCAACATCTCGCCCGAATTGCAGAAAGAAATTGACGAGTACGCGACCAAACATCACGATAGTTCGACTAATCAGACCAAAGAGGAGTTGCAGCGATTTCAAGAGATGAACGCGGATGCCGCGAAGGAATACCAGTTTGTTACTCCAGACGAATACAATAATGTCGAAGAGCGAACTGGTAGGGTGATGCATTCAAGCGAATTCATAAAGAAGTTGCAGTCTGCGGGTGTGAAATGCTGGTATAGACAGCATCCACATGCAGATAAATTGACGCTAATGATACAGCGTAAAAATCTTGCTCCTGAGATGGGATGCTGGGTAGCGGCGGGCAACATGCCTGAATTAAGTATCATGAATTTTGATTCGCAGGGAATACCCCTTGCGGAGAAGTTTCGCGGTTGGAGAACCGGGTTGCTTCAACTAATTCTTAAATCCGCGATTACTGAGAGGAAAGCGGATGAGATTTTCGGGACACCGAAGAAAACTGCGGCGTTCCATCGTTACAATGCCCTGCTACAGAGTTTTCGAAATGCAGGCAGTAGTTTGAAAAAGGAGGAGTAATGACAGTCGAAGAAAAAGAAAGTATTGATTACATGTTAGATAGGGTTATAAAACCCTGTTCGATATTGTCCAATAAAAATATTAGTGAGACCTTGAAATCGAGGGTTGAGGAGTTGGATAATATTATTGAGGGTGTTATTTTTGCCCGAGAAGGAAGAGAAGGCAGATTCACTACAGAAGAGTTGCTAGTTCATTATGCATACAGTTTCAAAAAAGGACATACGATTGAGGCTGTAAAAGCATTGATTCGTGATTTGATGGAAAACTTGGTTGCTATGACCGAGGCAGGGATTAAAAAGGAGGAGTAATGTCAGAAGAAAAGAAGCACGCGGAAAAACTCGCGGTTGAAACCGCTGATGAGAAAATCAAGCGGCTAACAATTGAGAATTTGGAAGCCGAAGCTGAAGCTAAGAAACTTGAACTCGAAGAGCGTAAGTATCACATCCAGTCGCTTAAGAGTAGCATCGCGGATCGTCAGTTGCAGGACAAGCAGGTCGAGTATGATCGCCAGTCCAAACAGCGCACATTCGCGCAGGCTGATGCAACCGATCAGATGAACTGGAAGCTTTGCACGCATCGCAAGGGCGGCATGGCATCCGCTCGGGACATTCGATGTCTGACCCGCGGCGGTAACGACGCAGGCCAATATGCGGTGATCAAGCATCAGATGATCAATGGTGATATCTGGGTCCGTTGTCAACGTTGCTCGCGCACGTGGATGCCGCCAGTGGAGAAAAACTTCTACATGCGGAACGGCGTCTCTGTTGCCCCGCAAGATGGCACATTCGATGCAGACCTGTTCAAGCGGGCGCAGCGTGACTATGAGGAAGCAGTAAACTTCCCCACGCGCAATTCCATGTCTGGCTCAGTCCAGTGTCGGTTCTTCAAGTTCGACCGCGAGACTGGCAAACAGATTGACGGAGCAGAACAGTACCGGGTGAATATCGCTTCAAGCAATCTCCGGTAGATAGGACCACGTGGTAGTAACAGCAGGCGGCAGTGCGTAGCAGCGTACTGCCGCCATCTTTTTATTTAGGAGACCTATGGGCAATTCAAGCAAACAGATTCGAGAATTAGTGGATGACGCCCGCACGTTTGGTGACATCGCCCCGGTATTGCCCACAGGTGGATTCTCCCTCCAACCCGCACTCTCGATTGCAAACGATACGATGACGGCCTTCTTGATGGGTTCCCCTGATGGTGAGCCGTTTAACTGGAAGTTCAATCGCTTCCTTATCCCGCCCTTCTTCATCAACAGTTGGCAGCAAGATTACTTCATACCTGGTCTCGTGAATCTCGGCTGGCTCGAAGGCTGCACGGCTGTCTATCAGAATACCACCACCTTCCCCAAAAACATCCGTCAGGTCGAAGTTCGTCGCGATATCCAAGAGACGAGCGCACAGACAGGCAATCTTGCCAAATGTCAGTGGATGCAGGTTGACACGATGATGTGCGGCGTGTGGGGCCAGAGTCAAGTCATTAGTCTTACTGGCTTGCCAAACCCCGGACCCGGAGTGACTTACATAAATCCTCTCGGGCTTACAACCATGCCGCCTAATCCGATCACATGTATCAAAGACGCATTCGGCAACTTCTGGGTCGTAACGACATATGGGACATGTGGCCTGACTAATCCCTTCACGACAAATCAGAACCCGACATTCCCGACACAGCAGAATCCTACAATCGTAGCGACAACTGTCACTGATGGCAGTGTTGTATGGACAGCTATTAACCCTAAGGGGCAGGGAATTCGCATCAACCCGCAACCCGCACAGACTGGCCCCCTGTGGCAGATTCTTCCAGTCGGGCAACAGCGCATCCCACAGTTCACCGCGCTTTCACAATATCTCGACCCCGTGCCAGATGACTATTACGCGTATTTCAAGCAAGGCTTTTTCGCGCAGTGCTATCGTCGGTCACCCGATCCTAAGGTCAGAGCAAGATTCGCGGAAGAATTGAAGGTATGGTTCAAGTCCCTCGATAACGCAGTGAAGCAAGGATCACGAGAAATGGATGATTGGGGATTCGTGCCTGCAAGCAATGTCATGGATACAGGTTGGGCCTTCAATCCGGTTAACCCGGCGCTTCCCTATGGTCCCTGGGCTGGATAGTATAGAAAACAAAGGACTTATAAAGTTCTTGACATTTTGGTTTATTCAGGCGTACAATTCAATAGGAGGAGATTTATGCCAAGAGGTCCGAAACCAAAAACGCAATGCATTCACGGGCATGAATTGACGCCCGAGAATACGTACCAGACCTACAAGAACGGCAAGAAGAATGGTAGAGCGTGTCGTCAGTGTGGGAGAGACGAACAGAAAGTTTATCGTGCTGCGCATCCTGACGTTATGTATCGCTCCCGCATCGAATCACAGATGACGAAACGGTATGGGCCTGATATGACATTAGCAGGTCGGGATGCCCTGCTGGCCTCGCAGGACAACGCATGCCCGATTTGTAATCGCAGCGATTTGAAATGGGGCTATGGCTTTAATGACGTTTGGCATATTGATCATCCACACGACAAACCCGGCACACACCGTGGCGTGTTATGCGCGAGATGCAATACTGCCTTAGGGAAACTAGAACCATTCTTCGATAAAGTTGTAGCCTACCTCAAGAAATACTCCTAGCGTGGAACAGGGGTCTTACGGGACCACGTAAATAAATGCCCTGTCAACAGAACGGATCAAATATGAAACCCCTGCTATCCCTGCTACTGGCCTTATCTATGGCCTTTGCCCCACAACTGGCATGCGCAAATAGCCTGCCCAAACAGGTCATCAATACCACGCACCGCATTGAGATGACAGTAACTACGCCAGACGCGCCCGCGTCTGATGACTTCTACGGAACTACGGGCGACATTTGTAGTTCTACGGCCATTGGTCCTCATGCGTTATTGACCGCCTCGCATTGTGACCTCGGCGCATCAACCGTCAAAGTGGACGGGGTAGAAGCCGTGATTACTGCCCGCCTGACAGACAGCAATGACCACACAATTTACATGGTCAATATCACGTTCCATAACTACGCCAAGTTTGAAAAGAAAGACGAGTTGTCCCTGCAAATGGGCGATGAAGTCTGGCTGCGCGGTAACGCCTTCGGGTTGAACCAACTCATTCGATATGGACATTTCGCGGGAGTGATCGTGA